GTTGCTGTTACTGGTGAAGTCGCACCCACTTTCTCTGAAGGCGAGTATTATTCTAAGACAGCTGGTGCTGCTTCTAGACTTCCTCTCCCTGAAGAGATTATGGACCTCATGGCTGCTGGCTAATAATTAAGTTATATTTTTTGGGGTATTCAGTTCGGCTGGCCCCTTATTTTTATTATTTTTAAAAGGAGACCAAATAATATGTACAAGAAGACAATAACATATACTGATTATAATGATGTGGAAAGAACAGAGGACTTCTATTTCAATCTTTCAGAAGTAGAACTCACCGATATGGAGCTGAGTGTAAAGGGTGGTTTTAAGGCGATGATCGACAAGCTTGTAGAAGCCCAGGATACAGCTGCACTTGTTAATATTCTCAAGGATATTATTGTTAGATCATACGGTATTAAGTCTGAAGATGGTAGAAGATTTATTAAGAAGCCTGAGTATACCGAGGAATTCATGGAGACACCTGCTTATGGCGCACTTTATATGGAATTGGCTACTGACGAAAAAGCAGCGGCCGAGTTCATCAATAAGATAGTACCTTCGAAGTTGGCAGCCCAGGCGAAAGCTAAAGTAGAAAATTTGACGGCTGGTGACACCCCGTCCGTAACATAATGTTAGAGATTTGTGTCGACCCGCCAGAAGCATTTAATGAGAAAACACAAGAGTTTGTAAAAATACAACCGGTAACTTTACAATTAGAACATTCTCTAATTTCTATATCAAAATGGGAATCAAAATGGCATAAACCATTCCTACAGCATTCTAACGATTTATCGCAAGAAGAGATCATAGATTATATTAAATGCATGACAATATCTCCTGGAAAAGTGGATGATAAAGTATATTATATGATGTCACAACAAAATGTTAATGATATTGTAGATTATATCCAAAATCCAATGACGGCAACATGGTTTAAAGAAGAACCGAATAAACCAAAGTCAAAAGAAATAATTACATCTGAACTGATATATTACTGGATGGTAGCATTACAAATCCCATTTGAATGTCAGAAATGGCATATAAATAGACTTTTAACATTAGTTAGAGTATGCAATGCGAAAAATGAGGAGTCGACATCTAAAAATAAAATGAGTAAACGAGAACTCATGAGTAGAAACGCCGCTCTTAACGCACAAAGAAGAGCCAAGTTAAACTCGAAAGGATAAACAATATGGAAGAATTAGAGCTTATAGATAAACTCGAGTTTAAAGATGATGAGTTTGTTGAAGAAATTAATGGAAGAGAAGTAGATGAGCCTATAAGGGAGAAACCTCAGAAGGCAAAAAATGCAGCAAAAATGAACTATACAAATAGCCCGTTGGTAACATATACAAGGTTGAGTCCTTGTAAGAATTCTCCTAGAAATCATGTAATAGACACCATTACGATTCATTGTATGGCCGGTAACATGACAGTAGAGTCATGTGGAGCATTATTCTCAAAATATTCGAGGCAGACAAGTTCTAACTACGGAATTGGTTCTGATGGTAGAATCGCTCTTTATGTTAACGAATCAGATAGATCGTGGTGTACTTCAAACAGAGCAAACGACCACCGAGCTATTACTATTGAAGTTGCTAATGATGGTGGAGCCGAGACCGGGTGGCATGTATCGGACAAGGCATATGCATCACTTATTAATCTTGTAACCGATATTTGTAGGAGAAATAATATCCCCGAATTGAGGTGGGAGGCTGATAAGAATCTTATAGGTCAGGTTGATAAGCAGAATATGACCGCTCATAGATGGTTTGCCGCTAAGGCTTGTCCTGGTGATTATTTGTATAATTCATTTGGCTCTATAGCAGAAGAAGTTAATAAGAGACTTAAGGGCGAAGTATCTAAGCCGGCTACAGAAGATAAGGTAGAACCTTTTACATCTTTTAGGGTTAAGATCTCCATCGCAAATCTTAATATTCGTAAGGGTCCTGGGTCTAACTTTGAAAGAACGGGCCATTATACTGGAAAAGGCGTGTTCACGATCACAGAAGTAATCGATGGTAAAGGATCAAAGACTGGTTGGGGAAAATTGAAGTCCGGAGCCGGTTGGATCTGCATGGATTACGCTAAGAAACTTTAATATTGTAGGAGGGTATATCCATGATTAGGATGTCCAGTAGGGGTAATTATAGCAAAACTATAAATTATTTAAAACATATAGATTCTAATGTGGATATATCCTCCGTTTTAGATAAGTATGGAAAAATGGGTGTTGAACGCTTATCTGAGGCAACCCCTGTAGAATCTGGAACTACTAGAGATTCGTGGGGGTACGATATTGTTAAAAATAAACAAGGTTATAAAATTAATTTTTATAATACAAATCAACACCTTGGTTATCACATAGTTGTATTATTACGGTACGGCCACGTCACCGTAGATGGCAGATGGATTGATGGAAATGATTTCGTTGAGCCCGTTATGCAGCAATTATGTGAAGAATTACAAGCAGAATTCTAAAAGGAGGTAGGTATGTTTAATTCAGATGATAAAATAGTTTCGATTTCATTTGATAATAAGAAATTTTTAGATGAAGTACAAAACACTATAAATGCATTAGAGCGATTAAATGATGCTACTTCCGGTAAGAATTTAAAAAGTGATGGATTAGAAAACCTAAGTGGCGCATTTACAAATCTAAGCAGAAATGCAACAGCTAATATAGATTCTATAAATCGTGCAGTTAATGATAATAGTTCGTATTCTAAATTATCTAATAGTGTAGAAGAATCCGGTAGAAGTTTTTCCGCTTTAGAGATAGTTGCAGTCGGCGCATTGATGAATATCGGAGGCGCAGTCGTAAATCTTGGTGGTAGAATAGCTAGTAGTTTAACTAGTGGAATACGAGATGGTTGGCAAGAGTATAATTTGTTGGTAGATTCTACCCAAACGATACTTGCTAACACTGAACGATATGGTACGACTATAAATGATGTAACTGCTTCCTTGGACGAATTAAATGATTATGCAGATTTAACCATTTATAATTTTGCGCAAATGACCCGAAACATGGGTTACTTTACGACATCTGGTCTAGATTTAACGCAAGCGCAATCGATGGTTCAAGGTATGTCGAACCTCGCAGCATTATTTGGAGCATCAAACGAGAGTTTGCAAAGGGCAATGTACCAAACTTCTCAAGCTATGTCCGCTGGATATTTGCGTAAAATGGACTGGAAGTCTTTACAGAATGCCACAATGAGTGGTACAATACTCCAAGAAGAACTTATACGAGTTGCTGCATTAATGAGCGGAAAAACCTATGAAGAAATGAATAACTTCATAGAACAATCCGGCGGCTTTTATGAATCACTTGATAAATTATGGTTGACTTCAGATATTTTTGAAGAAACTATGAAACGTTTCTCTGGAATGACAAGAGAGGAAGTCGAATCTATACGAGATCTTAATGGCAATATGTTGTCTGATGAAGAAATAGATCGTATAGTAAAACTTGGAGAAAAAGGTCTAGAAGCGGCTCAAGTTGTTAGAACTTTAAAACAATTAATGGAGCAGGTAGGAGAATCTATAGGTTCCGGATGGGCACAAACATTTAGATTAATAATTGGTAATCTAGACGATGCTAAAAGATTCTGGTCTCCGATAGCTAAATTGATCACATCAATAACTGATGGTATAGGCGATTACAGAAATGCTATTGTTGAAGCATGGGCAGAAGCATTCAGACCAAAAATGCTTGACGATATGAACGAGGCTTTCCGAAATATAGGAGAAGGCATCGAAGCTATCGCCATTGGCGCGCAGCGAGCTTTCGGATCACCAGAATCCATAGCCCGCGGTATTGGTCGAATAACGGAAGCTCTTGGTGATTTTTCTAGCACTTTGAAATTAAGCGAAGAAGAATTACAAGATATTTCTGATTTAACGGAAGGGTTATTATCCCCGTTTAAAATACTTGGTGATATAATTACTGAGTTTATAACCGCTTTCTTTAATGCTGGACAAACCATGGATATATTTGCTACCCGAACGGATTCAACTTTAGATAAATTGAAGCCGGTACGTAGAGCAATACTTGACGTGGCGGGCGCTTTCGGAAGATATTTAACCGCTATTACTAATTTTATTAGAAGTACAGGTGTAATACAGAAAGCCTTCAGTGTATTATTTAACACTTTGAAAATAGCAGCCGGATTAATAGGAAGAACCTTCAATATTATATTTGGCGTGTTGAATTCATTATGGAATAGATACGATATGACAAATAAAATAATCACTTTTGTTAATATTGTGTATTCTTCATTGATGAGTTTGAAACCTATATTTGGTGAAGTAGTTCAGATAACTAAAGCGTGGTTCGATGAGCTTAAGAATGCCATACTTGCTATAGATTTCACGCCTATAGAAGACTTTACTAATATATTAGATGGCATTATTACTTTATTTAAAGACCTATTAGATCCTACCGTATCATTAACAGAGGCATTTGATAAGTTTAAATCGGTTCTCGCTAATACAAGTATCGGTAGAGCTATATTGATTATCAAAAATAGTATAGTAGAATTGATATCCTCTATACGTAATTCTTCTGCTGGGCCGTTAATAGATGGTATTATATCTGGATT